GGGTATATATTTTTGGGGACTTGCGAACGTTCCTGAGAACGTTTAAACTCTGGTTGTCTGTGGCGGTTTTGCATCGAGGTGTCAGCTACAAAACCGGGCGGTCACTGGGGATGTTTGTCCACGGACTGGAAGGCCGTAACTCAACTGGTAGAGCGTTCTTGTATGAGGACGGATGTGAGGTTCAAGTCCCACCGGCCATTTCAGGAGGATTTATGACAGAGAGACAGGAATTGGTGTTGAAGTTCATCAAGGCGTACATCAGGATTCATGGGGCGTCGCCGTCGTATGAGGCGATTGCTGATGGGTTGAAGATGAAGTCCAAGTCGAATATTCACCGGATTGTTCACCGGTTGAAGCAGGATGGGCATTTGACCCTACAGCCATACAAGTTCCATTCGATCAAGGTGGTGGATCGTTCTTTGGATGAGGTGCTATCACTGTGAGCTTGTTGAGCAAGGAAGAAGTTCACGGGTACTTGGAGCTCTTGGATCGGGTATCCCCGGCGGAGCAGAAGAAGGTCTACCAGCTCTTGGAGATTGACCGAATCCAGAGGTGTCAGGACTCTTTCTTGTTTTATGTGACCCAGATGTGGCCCGGATTTATATCGGGCAAGCACCATGCCATCATGGCAAATGCCTTTGAGAGGGTGGCAAAGGGGGAGCTGAAGAGGTTGATCATCAACATGCCTCCCCGGCACACCAAGTCGGAGTTTGCCTCCTACCTCCTGCCTTCGTGGTTCTTGGGGAAGTTCCCGCACAAGAAGATCATTCAGACCGCCCACACTGCTGAATTGGCGGTCGGCTTTGGCCGCAAGGTCAGGAACTTGGTGGGCTCGGATGAATACCAGAAGGTCTTCAATACCAAGCTGTCTACTGACTCCAAGGCCGCCGGGAGATGGAACACCGAAAACGGAGGCGACTACTTTGCTATTGGTGTTGGCGGCGCTGTGACGGGTAAGGGCGCTGATCTTCTGATCATCGATGACCCGCACTCAGAACAGGAAGCCCGCCAGAATAATCCAGCGATCTACGACGGGGTTTATGAGTGGTACACCTCCGGCCCTCGCCAGCGTCTCCAGCCGGGCGGGGCAATCATCATTGTGATGACCCGGTGGGCAAAAAGGGACTTGACCGGCCAGATCCTCAAGAACTCCCAGAAGGATGGAACCAATGAGTGGGAGGTGATCGAGTTCCCTGCCATCCTGCCATCGGGTAACCCCCTATGGCCCGCCTTTTGGAAGATTGAAGAACTTGAGGCGCTGAAAGCTGAACTGCCGGTCGCCAAGTGGAACGCCCAGTACCAACAGAGCCCAACCTCGGAAGAGGGCGCGATCATCAAGCGGGAACACTGGCGGATCTGGGACAGCGACACACCCCCGCCGTGCGACTACATCATCCAGTCTTGGGACACGGCCTTTGAGAAAACGAACCGGTCTGACTACTCGGCTTGCACCACTTGGGGAGTCTTCCAACACCCGGACAAGAGCGGCAACTACAAGCCCAACCTGATTGCGCTCGATGCGTTCAAAGCCCGCATGGAGTTCCCTGAGTTGAAGAGCAAAGCCTTCCAGATGTGGAAGGAATGGAACCCTGACACGCTCATCGTGGAAAAGAAGGCGGCTGGAGCCCCTTTGATCTATGAGTTGAGGCAGATGGGCATCCCTCTTTCTGAATATACACCGGGCAAAGGAAACGATAAGATTGCGCGTGTAAACGCTATTTCTGACTTGTTTGCCTCTGGCGTGGTCTGGTGTCCAGCAACAAGGTGGGCCGATGAACTCATGGACGAATTGGCCTCCTTCCCCAATGGCGACAACGATGACTTGGTGGACTCAACCTCACAAGCCCTGTTGAGGTACAGGCAAGGCGGCTTCATTTCAGTCGAGACCGACGAGAAGGAAGAGATGTCTTGGTTCAAGAAGCGCCACCGCTTCTACACCGTTTAAGGAAACATGATGGCAATCAGCAAAGGTCTGTACCAAGCCCCGCAAGGGATCGAAGACTCCCCCGCAGTGGAGGTGGAGATCGAAAATCCCGATGCGGTCCACATTGAGATGGATGGCATGGAGATCGACCTCATGCCTATGCCCGAAGGCCCCGGAGATTTCGGGGCAAACTTGGCGGAATACATCGATGACGGCGAACTCTCCTCGATCTCCTCTGAGTTGATGGCGGATTTTGAGCGCGACCAGCGCGACCGACGCGAGTGGATCGACACGTACGTGGAGGGTTTGAAACTTCTGGGTTTGCGTTACGAGGAAAGAACGGAACCTTGGCTGGGTGCATGCGGCGTTTTCCACCCCATGCTCACCGAATCGGTGGTCAGGTTCCAGTCAGAAGCCATCATGGAGACGTTCCCTGCGATGGGCCCCGTCAAAACCCAGCTGATTGGCAAGGAAACCCCCGAAAAAGAGGAGGCGGCACTGCGAGTTCAGCAGGACATGAACTACCAACTCACGGAAGTCATGTCGGAATACCGCCCGGAGCACGAAAAAATGCTCTGGAGCCTCCCAATCACCGGTTCTGCCTTCAAAAAGGTCTACTACGACCCCTCAAAAGGCCGCCAAGTGTCCATTTTTGTGCCCGCCGAGGATATTGTTGTCCCCTACGGCGCGTCAAATTTGGAAAACGCGCCCCGCGTGACCCACATCATGCGGAAAACCAAGAACGAAATCCTGAAATTGCAGGAGGCGGGCTTCTATCGGGACGTGGAACTGGGCGATCCGGGCTACGAAATCGATGAAATCGAGAAGCAGAAGGCCGAAGAACAGGGTATCACCGCCGTCGAGGACAACCGCTTCCGCATTTTGGAGGTTCAGGTCGACCTTGATCTCAAAGGCTACGAGGACAAGGACAAAAACGGCCAGCCAACCGGCATTGCTTTGCCGTATATTGTGACCCTTGACAAGGGAACTGGAGAAGTTCTGGCGATCCGCCGAAACTGGTATGAAGAAGACGAACTCCACCTCAAGCGACAGCACTTCGTCCACTACCAATACATCCCCGGCTTCGGGTTCTACGGCTTCGGGCTTATCCATCTCATTGGAGGTTACGCTAAGTCCGCTACCATGCTCATCCGCCAACTGGTTGATGCTGGCACTCTCTCAAATCTCCCCGGGGGCCTTAAATCACGGGGCCTTCGGATTAAAGGTGATGACACTCCCATCACCCCGGGAGAGTTCAGGGACGTAGACGTTCCCTCTGGTTCGATCCGCGACAACATCCTGCCCCTGCCCTACAAGGAGCCGAGCCAAGTTCTCTTCGCTCTGTTCCAAAACATCGTGGAAGAGGGCCGCTCCTTTGCCTCATCGGGCGACATGAACGTCAGCGACATGTCAGCCCAAGCACCGGTGGGCACGACTTTGGCAATCCTTGAGCGCACCCTGAAGGTCATGGGCGCGGTTCAGTCCCGCATGCACTTCTCCATGAAGGCGGAGTTCAAACTGCTCAAGGGCATCATTGCCGACTTCTGCCCCGAGGAGTACTCCTACGAGCCAGAGGAAGGTAGCCGCTTCGCCAAGCGTTCGGACTACGACTCGGTGGATGTGATCCCCGTGTCCGACCCCAACGCCGCGACGATGGCACAGAAGATCGTGCAGTATCAGGCGGTTCTCCAGTTGGCGCAGAGCGCCCCGGACATCTACAACATGCCTCTCCTTCACCGCCAGATGATTGAGGTCTTGGGCGTGAAGAACGCCAACAAGCTGATTCCGCTGGAGGATGATGCGATCCCGGTGGACCCCGTGCAGGAAAACCAGAACATCCTGATCGGCAAACCCGTCAAGGCGTTCATCGAGCAGAACCATCAGGCCCACATTCAGGTCCACATGCTGGCGATGCAAGACCCCAAGATCGCCCAGTTGGTCGGCCAGAACCCCCGCGCTCCAATGATTCAGGCGGAGATGATGGCCCACATCAACGAGCACATCGCTTTCGAGTACCGCAAGCAGATGGAGATGGCGATGGGCATGGTTCTGCCGGGCGAGGAGAACAACAAGCAGGTCTCTTCAGAACAGGCGGATCAGATTGCCATCCAAGCGGCACAGGCGGCCCAACAACTCTTCCAGCGCAACAGCGCGGAGGCCGCCGCCCAAGCCGCCCAACAGCAGATGCAAGACCCGATTGTCCAGATGCAGATGCAGGAGTTGCAACTCAAACAGCAAGACCTGCAACTCAAGGCCCAGAAACAGCAGATCGAGGCGGCAGAGAAGGCCGACCGCATCCGCGTGGAAGAAGAGCGCATCAAGGCTCAGAAAGAGATTGCCGCCATGCAAGTGGCCGCAAACGCCGCCGCCGCCCGGGACAAGCTTGCCAAAAGCCAAGAGCTCGAAGGCATGAAGATCGGGGCGGACATTGCCAAAAACCGCCACCAAAGGCCCAGTAAATGAAATCTGAACTCCATGTCCTCGCACATGTGCAACGTGAATTGAAAAAACTTGCCGACGAAAACATCGCCTTCTTGGCGGCCAGTCGTGCCGACTCGTTTGACGAGTACAAAAAAGTCTGTGGGGTGATCCGAGGTCTAAGCCTTGCAGACTCAATCATCAATGACCTTGTGCAAAAAATGGAGAGTTCAGATGACGACTGAGGTGAACCCGGCGCTTGCCGTGGATCTATCCAAGATCCTCAACAAGCCAGCCGAGCAAAAGGCAAAACAATTGCCTGATCCCAAAACCTTCCGACTCCTTTGCGTTGTCCCCGAGGCAATGGAGGAGTATGCCGACAGCGATGTTGGCTTGGTGAAGTCGAGCAAGGAGATCTGGAAAGAAGAAATTCTGACCCCCGTCCTCTTTGTGATCAAGCTAGGCCCCGATGCCTATGCCGACAAAACACGGTTCCCCAATGGGCCGTCCTGCAAGGAAGGTGATTTCGTCATCGTCCGACCCAACTCAGGCACTCGCCTGAAGATTCATGGCCGAGAGTTCCGCATCATCAATGATGACGAGGTCGAGGCCACCGTTGAGGATCCGCGTGGCATTACCCGCGCTGCTTGAGGAGTTTAAACATGGCAACAAAATTTGGGGATGATTTCAAATTTCCCGATGAGCAGGAAGACAAGGAAGTCGAAGCCTCCAACAAGATCGAGGTGGAGATTGAGGACGATACTCCTGAAGAGGATCGCGGTCGAAAGCCCGCCCCTCCTCCTGAAGATCCGACTGATGACGAGCTTGCGTCATACGATGAGCGGGTTCAGTCCCGCATCAAGAAGTTCACCCGTGGATACCACGACGAGCGCCGCGCCAAAGAACAGGCCGAGCGCGAACGTCAGGCGGCAGAGGAGTTCGCCCGCAGTGTCTACGAGGAGAACAAGAAGCTCAAGGAGCAACTCAGCTCTGGAAGCAAGGTCTTCATTGAGCAGAACAAGTCTTCCGCACAGCTTGAGCTTGACTCGGCCAAGTCGGCCTTCAAGAAGGCCTACGAGGACGGCGATGCAGAGGCTATCGTGGCGGCACAGGAGGCAGTGGCCCGTGCAACCATGAAGCTTGAGAAGGCCCAAGATCTCAAGCCCATCCAGCATGAAGACAAAGAGTTTGAGCAGGCCCGGCCCGTCGAACAACCCCAAGCCAAACTCAGCCCGCGCACCCAGCGTTGGATCCAAAAGAACAGCGATTGGTGGGGCGTGGATGACGAAATGACAATGGCGGCGGTCGGCATTGACAAACGTTTACAAAAGGAATATGGTTCGGATTACGTCGGCACTGAGGAGTACTTCAGGGCTATTGACAGCGTAATGCGAAAAAGATTTCCTGAGCACTTCGAGGCTCAGAGCGAAGAGGACGATGATCCGCCTCCCAAAAAGAGATCAGACCCGGACGAGGATGACTCCCGCCGTGCAAATCGCGCTTCAGTTGTGGCTCCGGCCGACCGAAGCTCCCCACCAACTCGTGTGAAGTTGAAGGGTTCTCAGGTCTCCCTCGCGAGACGACTGGGGATTACTCCACAAGCATACGCGGAACAGGTTGCAAAATTGAAAAGAGGTGAATGATGGAAGCTACTCAAAACGTTCAAACTAGGACTCCCCGTAAGGTGGAGACGCGAGCTCTGACCGAGCAACGCCAGAAATCTTGGCGTGCGCCTGAAACCTTGCCCAGTCCCGATCCCCGTCCCGGGTGGAAACACCGCTGGATTCGGATCTCGACGCTTGGGACAGCAGATCCCTCGAACATCTCTAGCAAACTGCGCGAAGGGTACGAGCCCTGCCGGGCCGAAGAATACCCCGAGCTGAGATTGCACGCCACCACCGATGGTCGTTTCCAAGGAAACATCGAAGTGGGCGGCCTGTTGCTTTGCCGAATTCCCGAAGAGTTCATGGAACAACGTGCCCAGCACTTTGAAAACCAGAACAGAGCTCAGATGGAGTCGGTGGACAACAATTTCCTTCGTGATAGCGATCCTCGGATGCAGAAGTTCTCTGAAAAATCATCCAAGGTATCGTTTGGTTCTGGTTCTTAAACTTTAGGAGTCTCTCATGGCTTATCCCACCGTCTCGGCCCCGTACGGGCTGAAACCGGTCAATTTGATCGGTGGTCAGGTGTTCGCTGGAGCAACTCGCCAAATCGTCATCGCAAACTCTGCTGGTACTGGTTACAACACCAACATTTTTTACGGCGACGTGGTGAAACTCGCTTCGACGGGCACTCTTCAAGTTGACACCGGCACGACTACGGCTACCCCCGTTGGCGTGTTCATGGGCTGTCAATACATCAGTGCAGTGACTGGTCAGCTGACCTTCTCTCAGTACTACCCCGCCAGCTTGGCAGTGAAATCTGGTACGGACATTCTGGCCTTCGTGGCTGATGATCCTGATCAGCTTTTCAAGGCTGTGTTGGTCACCGGTACTACTGCTGATGACACGACCTCTGGTTTGCTCCCCGCTTACCTTGGCCGCACTGTGATTGGTTCCAACGCCCAGCTGGTTCAGAACACGGGTTCGACCACCACCGGTGATTCCAAAGTCGGTATCTATACCGCCGCTGGAGCAACCACCACGGCAACCCTCCCCATCCGCATCATTGATGTGGTTCCCGATACTGCAAACTCTTCCGGCAACTTCGTTGAAGTGATCGTGAAGTGGAATGCCCCCAACGTGACTGGTCAAACGGTTGCCGGTGGTCATCAGTATCTCAACCCGACTGGCGTCTGATCCAAGGAGTAAAAAATGGCTATTTCACGCGCACAACTGCTGAAAGAGTTGCTCCCCGGCCTGAACGCCCTGTTCGGCATGGAGTACGCTCGTTACGGCGAAGAACACAAAGAGATCTACGAAACCGAGACCTCTGAGCGTTCGTTTGAAGAAGAAACCAAGCTGTCTGGCTTCTCTGCCGCACCGGTGAAGAACGAAGGTTCTGCCATCGCGTACGACAACGCACAGGAAGCTTGGACTACCCGCTATACGCACGAAACCATCGCTTTGGGTTTCTCGATCACCGAAGAGGCGATCGAAGACAACCTGTACGACAGCCTGTCTGCTCGTTACACCAAATCGCTGGCCCGTGCTATGGCTTACACCAAGCAGGTCAAGGCCGCCGCCGTCCTGAACAATGGCTTCTCTGCCAGCTACCCCGGTGGCGACGGCGTGGCTCTGTTCAGCACTGCTCACCCCTTGGTTTCTGGTGGAACCAACAGCAACACTCCCTCCACCCAAGTTGACCTGAACGAGACTTCCTTGGAAGCCGCCGTTATTCAGATCGCCGCTTGGACGGATGAACGTGGTCTGCTGATCGCCGCCAAACCCAAGAAAATGGTTATCCCCCCGGCTCTGATGTTCGTCGCCGAGCGTCTCCTTGAGACTTCTCTGCGTGTCGGTACAAACGACAACGACATCAACGCCATCAAGAACATGGGCGCTGTGCCGGAAGGCTACACCGTCAACCACTTCTTGACGGATAACAACGCTTGGTTCCTGACGACCGACGTGCCCAACGGCATGAAGCACTTTGTCCGCACCCCCTTGCAGAACAGCATGGACGGTGACTTCGACACTGGCAACGTGCGCTACAAGGCTCGTGAGCGTTACAGCTTCGGCTGGTCTGACCCTCTGGGTATGTGGGGTTCTTCGGGTTCGTCCTGATCCAACCACACAGGGAAAGGGAGCTTCGGCTCCCTTTTTTGCGTTTAAATGCTTGTGTGCCCCGTTTAAATGGGGTATATTGACCCCAACCGGAGTTCCCGGTGTGTCAGACTGATCCGGCAGATGCGTACACAACTGACACGCTGATCTTTGTACGAAGGACAATTCAAATGGCAGTCTCTACGACCCAATCAATCTGGCGCTCGGGCGGCGGCGATCAGACTCGCACCGCCTACTGCGGCACTGGCCTCATGGTCGCCCAGTTCTACATCGCCGACATCACTGCGGCCAACACGACCAAAGTTGTGGTCTCCTCGACCAACAGCGCGAACGTGATTCTTCCTGCCAATGCAGTGATCACCTCGATCAACATCACCGCCACCACTTCGACTGGCGGCACTTCTCCCACCATCGACATGGGCTTCACCCTGTACACCGCTGGCACGACCAGTGGTCAGGCTCTGTTGAACGAACAGCCCTCCGATGCCAAGGCGACCGTCAACCTCAGCACCGCCACCAAGGGCGCTTCCTTGGGTGCAGTGATGTCGTCCACCGACTTCGTCTACCTCACCGGTGGTGTTGGCGCTTCTGCCGCATCCAGCGGCGCTGTGACTGGCTTTGTCACCTACTACGTTGTCGATCCCTACGGCGGTCAGCAGAACGTCTAAAAGGAGCATCACATGACGATGCAATACGACGTTAAATCAGCGCACTTGAACGCGTCTGGTTCTGTTTTCGCAGGGCCAGCGCGGGTCAAAGGCTTCTCGATTTGCGCGACTGCCAGTCAGGCCGGAACCCTCGTTTTGAAAGACGGGGGCTCTAGTGGGACGAATTTGCTTGAGGTTGACATTCCGTCCAACTCAAACCCCAACTCGTTCTACACCCTGATCCCCGGCGAAGGAATCAAGTTCAGCACAAACGTCTACGCGTCGCTGACCAACATTGCTTCTGTCACGGTGTACTATGGCTAAGACCCCAGCATGGCAACGCAAGGAAGGGAAGAATCCCAACGGAGGCTTGAACGCGAAGGGTCGCGCCTCTGCCAAGAAGCAAGGAATGAATCTCAAGCCCCCTCAGCCCGAGGGCGGCTCACGCCGAGACTCTTTCTGCGCTCGTATGGAAGGGATGAAAAAGAAGCTCACGAGCGCCAAGACCGCAAAAGATCCCAATTCGAGGATTAACAAATCCTTGAAAGCTTGGAATTGCTGAGGTGGTAAATGGAAATGATGTTGTGGAACGTTGTTCTTTCCTTTCTTTCCGCGCTGTTTCTCTGGGGTATCAAGCTGATGTGGGACGAGATGCAACGCATCCAAATCCTGCTCAACAGAACCCGCGAGGAAGTTGCCAAGGAGTATGTGACCAAGGTAGATGTCCACATGGACATGGGCCGGATCATCGACAGGCTGGACCGGATGGATGCCAAGCTTGATGCTTTTATGAAGGAGCAACGCAGTGCCATCAACTAGCAATAAACAACACAATTTCATGGCGGCTGTGGCTAACAACCCAGAGTTTGCCAAGAAAGCAGGAGTCCCACAGTCGGTGGGAAGCGAGTTCGTGAAAGCGGACAAGCGCAAGGCGGCAGGCGGCTCTCGGGCCGATCTTCAATCAGTCAACAAGCCCAAGACCAATCAGGGCTCCCAAGAACTTTTCTCACGAGGTGGCGAAATGAAAGAATCCAAAGCAATGGCAAAAAAGGAAATCTCCTTCATGCAAAAAAAGGGCGCTCCCAAGTCCATGATCAAGCATGAGAAGGAAGAGTACGGCATGAAGAGTGGCGGCATGAAGAAGATGGCTTCTGGCGGCATCACCACCGCCAAGATGGGCACGGTCCGAACCGCCGCTCCTAGCCGTGATGGCGTGGCCGCAAAGGGCAAGACCAAAGGCACTCAAATCAAGATGTCCGGCTCCAAGCCGCTGGGCATGAAAAAAGGCGGCAAAGCCTGATCTAAGGAGGCCATCATGGCAAAAAGAAGTGGTGCAGGTAATCTGGCCGGGCTGGCTAGTCTGGCCGCTCTGGGCTATATGGCCCTCAAAGGTAAAGGCGAGTCCGCCCCGGTTGAAGATCGGGCGGCCAAGCCCGCTGGAGAGTATGACCCAATTGCAAGCGGCGATTGGAGCTATGGTGAGCAAGGCATGATGGCAAAAGAGCCCGACCGGGAGTCCAAAGTTGCGCCTCCCAAGGCATCTGCCAAGGCTGATGTGCAAGAAGACAGCGGCACTCCAGATCGCCGTGGCCTCTCCGAGGCCGCAAGCATGGCTCGAAACTACAAGCCGCGCCGCGATGATCCCGGTACGCTTGACCTGCGCGGCACTTCTGAGGCCCAGCGCATGGACAAGTACTACCGTCCCCGCCGTGGCCGCGCTCCTGAAGTCACCCGCGAGGACATTGAGCAAGCCAAGAAGACGGCTGATCAGCCTTTCTTCAGCGAAAAGGGGCTCACCCCCTACGCTCCGTACGTCATGGCCCCCGGCCAGAGGTACAAGAAGGGCGGCGCAGTCAAGGTCAAGAAGATGGCTTCTGGCGGGATGACCACTTCATCCGCTTCCAAACGTGCTGACGGGATTGCTCAGAAGGGCAAGACTCGCGGCAAGATGTACTGAGGTGCAACATGGCAGAGAACATCCCCGAGTGGGCCAAGCAAGCAAAGCAAGAGGCTTCTGACGCCGAACAGCGCAAGAAGGACACGGCGGCTTATGACAAGGCCTCCCCTGAGCCTGACACCACGTTTGGCAAGCTGAAAAGCGTCATCCGCAAGGCTGGTGGCGGTACTGCTTCTGCCCGAGCTGACGGCATTGCCCAGCGCGGCAAGACCCGTGGAACCATGATCATGTGTGGTGGCGGCTACGCCAAGGGCAAAAAATGAGAGCCTCGCGTGGCATGGGGGCCATCAACCCGTCCAAGATGCCAAAGAAGAAGGTCATCCAGCGAACGGATGACCCGAACGACGTTGACATGTACGCCAAGGGCGGCAAGGTCAAAAAGATGGCTGAGGGCGATTTGGTTGACGAGGTCAGCCTGAAGCCCAGATATGCCACCTCCCAGCCTGATTTTTCGGCTCTTGGGGCAACTCTTTCGGGGCGCAAGCGACTCAGCAAGGATGAGGATCTCGAGGGGTACGTTGACCTTGATGCCATGAAAGTCAGGGGCCAAGGAACCAAGGGCCAAGCATCTCGCGTTGGGTTCAACTACACCAAACGCTTCAAAGATGGCGGGGAGTCCAAAGTCAATCAGGCGGGTGTTTACACCAAGCCGGGGATGAGGAAAGCTCTGTTTGAGTCGATCAAGTCTCGGGCGGTGCAAGGCACGGCGGCAGGTCAGTGGTCGGCCCGCAAGGCCCAACTGCTTGCCAAGCAGTACAAAGCCAAGGGCGGCGGGTACAAGTGAAAAAACCTCAGCAATCCCTCAAAGATTGGACTGCACAAAAGTGGAGGACGAAAAGTGGTAAACGCTCTTCTGACACAGGTGAAAGGTATCTTCCTGAAGCTGCGATCAAAGCTCTCAGCCCTGCTGAGTATGCTTCGACAACGCGTGCAAAACGTGCTGGCAAAGCTTCGGGGAAACAATTCGTGAAGCAACCACCCAAGGTGGCGGCAAAAACAGCGAGGTACAGATAATGGCTGAGAAATGGATCCAAAAAGCAGTGAAGAAGCCCGGGGCTCTGCGCTCCGCGCTTGGTGCGAAAGAAGGGAAGCCAATTCCCGCAGGGAAGCTTGCCAAAGCCGCCAAGGCTCCGGGCAAGATGGGCCAGCGTGCCCGTCTGGCTCAAACCCTGAAGAAACTGGGGAAGTAAATGGCTCAGACATCCGGCGTATCAGCATTCAACCTTGACCTCACCGAGCTGGTGGAGGAAGCGTTTGAGCGTGCCGGAAGGGAATTGCGCTCCGGTTACGACCTGAGAACCGCCCGCCGCAGTTTAAACATCATGTTCGCTGACTGGGCCAACCGGGGCATCAACCTGTGGACCATCGAGACCGGAACGATCAACTTGGTTCAGGGGCAGAACACCTACGCTCTGCCCGTGGACACCATCGACTTGCTGGAGCATGTGATCCGCACCGGTGGGAACCAAGCGGCCATTCAGGCCGACCTGACTATTACCCGAATCAGCGTCTCCACCTACGCCACCATCCCAAACAAGCTGACACAGGCCCGCCCGATTCAGGTTTGGATTCAGCGGTACAACGGCCAGCAGTCTCCGACCGGGCTGGCAATTGACCAAACTGGCGGCATGGGCGCAACCGATACGCAGGTCACCTTGGATTCGACAGTGGGCCTCCCTGCCTCCGGGTTCGTGAAGATCGAAAACGAGATCATCAACTACGGCTACATCTCAGGGAATACCCTGTACAACTGCTTCCGGGGTCAGGCCAACACCACGGCGGCCAGCCATGCCAACGGGACTTCCGTGTACTGGCAACAGCTCCCAGCCATCACGGTCTGGCCCACGCCCGACAACGCCCAGCAGTATCAGTTCGTGTACTGGCGCTTGCGCCGCACGCAGGACGCAGGTGGCGGCGTAAACATCATGGACGTGCCGTTCCGCTTCATCCCCTGCATGGCGGCTGGTTTGGCCTACCAAATCGCCACCAAGATCCCAGAGGGCACAGAGAGGCTTGCAATCTTGAAACAGCAGTACGACGAGGCTTGGGAGCTTGCGGCGTACGAGGATCATGAGAAGGCCGCTTTGAGGCTTGTGCCTCGGCAGATGTACATCGGGCGGGCCTGATGGGGAATAGGTTTGCTTCTGGCAAATGGGCAATCTCGCAGTGCGACCGCTGTGACCAGCGGTTCCTGCTGAAGGTTCTCAAGAAGGAAGTCATCAAGGGTCGCAACTACGACCTGCTGGTCTGCCCGGAATGCTGGGATCCTGATCAGCCTCAGTTGCACCTTGGCGAGTTCCCTGTTGATGATCCACAGGCGCTGAGAAATCCACGCCCTGACCGCAGTTACGTCACGTCTGGCTTGGATGCCAACGGGTATCTGTCGGGCGGGAGCAGAGACATTCAATGGGGCTGGAACCCGGTTGGCGGGTCACGTTCGATTGATAACGGGCTGACACCCAACTACTTGGTTTTGTCAGTGGAAATTGGTACAGTCACAGTTACCGTGTAAGGAGCAAAAATGGACAAGAAGCAAGTCAAGCAGATCGCTGACACCGAAGTGCGGAAGCACGAAAAGCGCATGCACGGAGCCAAGATGGCAAAGGGCGGCGTCACCACCGATGCGATGAAAAAGTACGGTCGCAATGTGGCTCGTGTCATGAATCAAACCGGTTCCAAGCGCGGAGGCTGATATGGCAAAGTACAGCATGAAAAAGGGCGGCAAGGAAGTTGGACCTGCGTCCACCTACGCCGAGCCCCACACGATGAAGGGCAAGAAAGTCACTGCCGCCCCGACTCCCAAGCCGTTGAAGGCTGACGATCTGAATCCTTCTGCTGGCAACATCTCCAAGGGCAACTACCCGCCCGTCAAGACTTCTGGTATCAAAATCCGTGGCACTGGCGCGGCAACCAAAGGCCTGATGGCCCGTGGCCCGATGGCGTGAGGTTTGAATGACCTACGATGAGCTTGTTGCGGCGATTCAGTCGTACACCGAGAACCAATTCCCAACGACCTACTTGGCCGATGGGTCTGGTGTTACCTCGACCACCCAGATCAACACGTTCATCAAGCAAGCGGAACAGCGGATCTTCAACACGATCCAGTTCCCATCGCTTCGCAGGAACGTCACTGGGCTGACGACCACCAACAACAAGTACCTGTCCTGCCCGAGTGACTTCTTGGCCGTCTATTCGATGGCGGTTGTGGATGCGCTGGGTGCGTACGAGTACCTGCTGAACAAGGATGTGAACTTCATCCGTCAGGCGTACCCGACCCCCACGGACACGGCCACACCGAAGTACTACGCCCTCTTTGGCCCTACGACCACGAGCGGCGGCAGTCCCACCATCACCAACGAGCTGTCGTTCATCCTTGGCCCCACCCCTGATGCGGCCTACACGGTTGAGCTTCACTACTTCTACTACCCGACCTCGATTGTTGACTCCAATGACGGCCACACATGGCTGGGCGACAACTTCGACTCCGTGCTTCTGTACGGCTCGTTGGTCGAGTCAGCTACATTCATGAAGGCTGAGGCCGATATGGTGGCGTTGTACAACCAAAAATACCAAGAAGCTCTTGCTTTGGCAAAGCGACTTGGAGACGGCATGGAGCGTCAGGATGCGTACCGTTCTGGTCAATACAGACAGGCGGTCACATGAGCATCATGCAAGGGGCCACCACGAGCTTCAAGGTCGAACTGCTCGACGGGGTTCACAACTTCCTGACCGACACGTTCAAGATCGCCCTCTATACCGGCAACGCGTCTTTGGGGGCGGACACGACTGTCTACACAACCAGCAACGAGGTGACCGGCACTGGGTACACGGCGGGCGGCAACACGCTCACTGCAACCACGCCAACCTCGTCTGGCACGGTGGCCTACGTGTCCTTTGCAAACACCTCTTGGTCGTCTGCATCGTTTACAGCGAGAGCCGCCCTCATCTACAATGCCACGCAAGGCAACAAGTCTGTGGCGGTGTTGGACTTTGGCTCTGACAAGACGGTATCAAACAGCACTTTCACAATCACTTTCCCAGTCGCCGATGCCTCCAACGCCATCGTGCGTATCGCATAAGGAGAAATCCCATGTTGGACAACAAAGCAAAAGCCTTTGACCAGTTCGAGGCATCGGTCGTCGCAAAGCAGGATTCTTCTGAGCATGTGACTGCGGGCGGCTTCTTCACTGTCGAGTGCTTCGACAAGGACGGCAACCTGAAGTGGAAAGAGGAAAACCACAACCTCGTGGTGAACGTCGGTCTTCAGGACATGAACGCCAAGTACTTCACGGGTTCGAGCTACACGGCGGCTTGGTACATCGGCCTCTACGGTTCTGGTTCAACCAACAACCCTGCGGCTTCTGACACCATGTCCTCCCACGCTGGCTGGACTGAGGTGACGGCGTACAGCCAGTCCACCCGCCCTGCCTGTACGTTTGGCACTCCCACCACGGCAAACCCGTCTGTGGCAACCAACTCTGCCTCTCCCGCATCGTTCAGCATCAACGGCACGACCACCGTGGGCGGCGCATTCCTCACGAGCAACAACACCAAGGGCGGCACGACTGGCACGCTCTTCTCCGCTTCTGATTTCACTGGCGGCGACCGTTCGGTGGTGTCTGGTGACACGCTGACGGTGACCTACACCTTCAGCTTGACTGCGACTTAAGGAGGCATGATGGCTAAGTTTCAAAAGGGTGATGTTGTTCGTGTAAACGCCGTAGTTCCGCAAGGCCCGGTTCAGGGCTTTCGCATGGACGAAGAGACGGGCGAGGTCTACTGCTTGATCGAGTGGACTGACGCCAACGGTGAAACCCAACAACGCTGGTTCAAAGAAAATGACCTGACTGGAGTGTGATAAATGGCTTTCGTTCTTGCCGACCGGGTCAAGGAGACTACGACCACGACAGGGACGGGAACCGTCACACTGGGTGGAGCCGCTACAGGCTTCCAATCGTTTTCTGCCATTGGCAACGCCAATTCCACCTACTACACCATCGCTGGGCAAGGCACGGCTGAATGGGAGGTGGGGATTGGGACGTACACCTCCAGCGGCACAACCCTCTCCCGGGACACAGTCTTGGCTTCCAGCAACGCTGGGAGCAAGGTCAACTTCTCTGCTGGCACAAAGGATGTCTTTGTCACCCAGCCAGCGGAAACGACTGTCGTCGTGAGCAACAACCCGGGGACATCTGGGCAGGTTCTCACATCCAACGGAACTGGGGTTGTCCCGAGCTGGCAGACTTCTGCCGTTGAGCCAGCCTACTTCCTTGCAACCATGATGGGCTGATATGGCTACATACGCAAATACCTCCTATGTCGCCAAGAACGTTGGCACATCCGCATCCACTCTCACGACGGTGGCAAGCGCGACAACCATTGCGATCACGAGCTTGGTTGTGGCAAACACGACCACGTCCCCGATCACCTGTGATGTGTACTTCACCCGGTCTGCGGTGGACTACTACTTGGTCAAGACGGCAACTGTGCCAGTGGGCGGGTCGCTGGAAGTGATTGGCGGCAACAGGGTGGTGCTGATTGCATCGGATGCCTTGAAGGTTGTCTCAAGCGCCGCAAGCTCTGCGGACGTGATTGTTTCTGTCCTGACGGCGGTCTGACATGGCGTTCATCGGCAACACCAACACCACCCAAGCGTTTACACCCGCGATTGACTATTTCAGCGGGAATGGCTCCACCACGGCATTCACTTTGTCGCGCCCGGTGGCGTCAGTGGCGCAGGTGCAGGTTGTCATTGAGAACGTGCCCCAGAACCCGAGCAGTGCCTACACCATCAGTAGCAATACCATCACGTTCACCTCTGCCCCGCCCAGCGGAACGAACAACATCTATGTGTACTACACCAGCCCCATCACGCAGATCATTGCGCCGGGACAAAGCACGGTGAATCAGGTTTCGCTTGGCATCATCAATTTCTATACTAACCCGCAAAATATCGTGGCGAACTACACCCTGCCTGATGGGTACAACGCCATGTCTGCCGGTCCTGTGACGGTGGCAACCGGTGTGACGGTGACTGTGCCCACGGGCTCAACTTGGACGGTGGTGTAATGAGTACGCTCAAGGTAACAACTATTCAGAACCTGTCCGGCACGGAGGTGTACACCGCCAAGGCGTGGGTGAACTTCAACGGGACTGGAACTGTCGCCATCCGGGCCAGCGGGAACGTTTCATCAATCACTGACAACGGCACGGGTGATTACACCGTGAACTTCACTGTGGCAATGACGGATGCGAATTACAGTGGGGTTGCTTTATTTGGAAATGGGAATACTGTTTCTGTTGCTCCGGTTGCAGATATTGGTGCAGCACCAACAACAAGCGCGTTTAGAGTTTTATCCTACTTAAGATCAACAGGTGCGGCTTTAGATGTGGCGTATTGCAACGTCGCCATTTTCCGCTGAGATCAAATCATGTCCACCATCAAGACCACGACACTCAGCAACGTAGCAGGAACTTCATCGGTTCCTGTGGATACCGTCATCAATGGCAGTGCCAAGGCGTGGGCGCGCTTTGATGGAACTTCGGGCACCTTATATGGCGGGTTCAACATTTCGTCAGTCACAGATAACGGCACCGGCAATTTCACGTTGAATTTCATAACTGCTTTTTCGGATACAAATTATTCGCTTGTTGCAATGGCGGAGCCAAGTGGAGGAACCTACTATCAAGTCATGGGCAAATCCTCTACTGGGGCGTTTTCTCGGACAACCAGCACGGCACAAGTTTGTACGGCCTACGTAACGAGCACTGGTGGTGCAAGTACTTTGTACGACTGTACCTACATTAATGTAGTAGTCTTCCGCTGAAAGGACACCAACATGGCAATGACAATCAGCGGATCAAACGGAGTCACCTACCCAGACGGCACATCTCAGGCGTCTGGCTCTCAGGCTTGCAAGGCGTGGGTGAACTTCAACGGGACAGGGACTGTGGCAATCAGAGCTTCGTACAACGTGAGCTCAATCACTGACAACGGGGCTGGCGACTACACAGTGAACTTCACGACTGCCATGCCTGATGCCAACTACACAACCTTTTGCTCTAATAGAGAAAACTATGTCACTGGCACTTCCGATACTTGGGGGTTTTTATATGAGGGTCAACCAACTACATCAGCAACCCGAGTGCAAACAGGTCAAACGGCTGGTAAGTTCGACTCCGTTGAAGTTAACGTTGTCGTCTTCCGATAATTCTTTCAAGGAGAAACCATGACTCAACGAATCATTTACCCAACAGACGAAGGCGGTGTAGCCGTCATCATCCCCACGCCGGAGGCATTGCAGTCCATGTCGATCAGAGACATTGCGCTCAAGGATGTCCCCGCCGGGAAGCCTTACAAGATCGTGGATGTGCAAGACATTCCGTCTGACCGCACGTTCCGCAACGCATGGGAGTACCAAGAATGATTGTCGTCAACATCAACAAAGCCAAGACCATTGCTCATGACATGCGCCGCGCCGCTCGTGCAGAAGAGTTTGCGCCATTGGATGCCGCCATCATGAAGCAGATCCCCGGAACGGACGTTCAGGCGGTTGAAGCAGAGCGTCAAGCCATCCGAGACAAGTACGCAACCATCCAGACCAACATTGACTCCGCAACCACGCCGGACGAGATCAAGTCTGCCTTGGGGATCTAAATGCCGATCAGCAAGGTGTCGCAACAGGGGATGTACGCCGGGGCGGTGTTGCAGGTTGTGCAAACTCAGTACTCAACCGCTACAACCACAACCTCAAGCGCGCAGACATCAACTGGTTGCACAGCGTCAATTACTCCGTCATCATCTACCAACAAGGTTTTGGCAATTTTGAATATGCCAACTAGGCATAACTCGGTTGGTCAAAACGGTGCCGGACAAATCAGTAGAAACTCAGGCGCGGCACTTTCTGGATTGGTGCAAGATTACTATGCTCCGTCTGGTACGGGCATTTCTGGGAACATCAATATTGTTTGGCTTGATAGCCCTGCCACAACATCTTCTGTGACATACACGGCCACATTTGGCGTTAACGGGTCTGGCGGGACATTGGCGATCAACAGTGATTTCAACAACACAAACAATGGTGTGACATATCTGACTTTGTTGGAGATCTCAGCATGAATCACAAAGCCATTTTTGCTCTCAACCCATCTGTTGTCACTATTCGTGGAGATGAGGCATTTGATGCACAAGGCAACCCAGTTGAATTTGACCCCTCCGCAGTTGAAGCTTGGGTTGATCCCGAAGCCTACAAAGACCTGCGTCGTGCGGAATATCCGTCCATCGTGGATCAACTCGACACGCTGTACCACGGCGGGTACGATGCTTGGAAGGCCAGCATCAAGGCCGTGAAAGACAAATACCCGAAGGGATAAACCGTGGCATACATTGGCAACAACCCACTCAGCGTAGCCTTCCTGACTGATCAGTTCAGCGGGAACGGGTCAACTGTTGCCTTCACGTTGTCCGTGGCTCCGGCAAACACTGCGTCCATCCTTGTGGCTGTCACGGGCGTGGTTCAAGACCCATCGACCTACAGCGTCTCTGGCACAACCCTCACATTCTCTGCCGCGCCTCCATCCGGCACGGGGAACATCTCTGTTCGGTATCTGGGCATCCCAGCTTCTGGGGTTACGACCACGGCCTACCGCACAGTCACAGACAGCACCGCCACGGCGGGTCAGACGACCTTCACCATCCCGAGCTACACCGTTGGGTATTTGAACGTTTACCGCAACGGGGTGCGACTTGCCGCCGCAGACTTCACCGCCACCTCGGGCACGACAGTGGTTCTTGGGACTGCCGCAACGGCGGGTGACACCATCACCACCGAATCGTTCTATGTCTCGTCGGTGCTCAATGCCATCCCTGCAACCTCTGGCAGTGTGGCGGCTTCGTATTTAGTGACTGGGTCAATCACACCAACTTACTTGGCCCAGCCTCTGACGGCTGGTACTGCGGTTGCAACAACTTCTGGGACTTCGATTGACTTCACTGGGATTCCATCATGGGTGAAGCGCATCACTGTGATGTTGAATGGGGTGAGCAGCAATGGGACATCCAATTTCACCGTTCAAATTGGTTCTGGTTCAATCGTCACATCTGGGTATGCGTGTCAGTTGAGTGCGGCTACTTCAGCTTGGGCCGGATCAATTAGCACCTACACAGACGCGTTTCACGTTTTTAATACCGGATATGCGGCAGGATTGGCGTATGGGCATGCTTTTTTAACCCTTATTTCTGGGAATACATGGGTGTATTCTTCAAATGTTATTTCAAACGACCCTAGAGCATCCCAAGGTACTGGCAGTTACGCTCTTTCTGGTGCGCTTGATCGAATTCGCTTTACTACATCATCCGGAACAAATACCTTCGACGCCGGAACAATCAACATTCTTTATGAGTAAGCCATGACACAAGCCGCAGTTTTGGCGTCAAACGCCAGCCTCATGACAACGCCGTCTGGCACAGCCCCGTCTTACATTTGCCGCGCAT